TATTGGCTTGAACAGGAACGTAACAGTTATCCTCATGCCGGAGAGATCAAGAGAGTCATTGAACAGCGTATAGCAGATCAGAAACAGATGCAACAGCAGTTAGAAGCACAGCAAATGGGAGGTATGCCGAATGAGATGCCCCAAATGTGATACAGAAGCCGTTATAACAAAGACACGGCAGGTATTTAATACCGAAGAACAGAAGTTATTTCGATACATCGAGTTTTCTTGTCGAAATAAAAAATGTTCCAACTTTCAAAAAGTGATCGGGGAAGATAAAGACGAACAGCCCGTCACAATAGAGTAGTTAGAAAGGCACTCGCAAGGGTGCTTTTTTAATGCAAATAAATCGCATCAATAGCGCAAAAATGAAAAGGAGAAATTGAATATGGAAGAAAATGAAATCCTTACTAGCGAAGATTTTATGGCACAGCCCGTAGAAGAATTAAGCGCAGAAATGTCGGATAACGCTGAACCGACCGATAGCAAGGACGTTACGGAAGGTGAACAGCCTGAAACGTCTGAACAGGCAGAACAGGCCGAACCGGAAGTACAGAACGCACAGGTTGATGTAAATGCTATCTATGCAGAAGCAAGACGGGTAGCCGAAGCAAACGCCCGGAAAGCGCAAAAAGCCATTGACGATGAATACGTCAGACGCTTCGGAAACTTGAAAAACCCTTTAACCGGTCAACCTATACGTTCACAGGCTGATTATTTAGCTGCACTTGACGCACAAGAAGAAAAGAGAACAAGAGAGCGTTTACAGCAGAACGGGATAGATCCCACTCTGTTAGACAATGCCGTTGCGAATAATCCTTTAGTACGTCAGGCACAAGCAGTTATGGCAAAGGCACAGCAAGAGCAGATTTTTGGTCAGATAGGTAGTGAAGTAGAAGTTCTACATCAGATAGATCCTGCTATCAATACGGTGTTTGACGTTCCACCAGACGTTGTAAACATAGTGACAAGAAGTAATGGAGCTATCAACCTAGTTGATGCTTATAAGATCGCTAACTTTGGGAAAGTATCTCAAAGTCAACAGGCTGCCATACAGCAGTCAGCTATAAATCAGGCCAAGGGCAAGCAACATTTAAGCCCGGTAAACGGAGTATCAACACCCGATGAAGGCGTTGAAATTCCCGAATCTGAATTGGCGATATGGAAAGAAGCCTTCCCGGATGCGTCAAAAGCAGAGTTAAGAAAAAAATACAACCAAACATTATAAGTAAAGGAGAAACACTATGTTTAAGTTATTTAAAAAGGATGCTGGTATTCCTATCGTAAAGGAAATCCCGGCCGCCGCTGGAACATACGCAGTTGGTCAGACACTTGCGTTCAACGCATCAGGTCTTTTAGCACAGGTAGCTGGTACAAACGTACCCGAATATATTTGTGCTTCATCAGCAACCGTAGCAAGTGGAAACATAATCGCAGTAAACCCCGTTTACAGAGATACAGAGTATCTTACAGTATTTAGCGCAGACGGTTCAGCTATTAAGGCAGGACAGAAGGTAACTATCGCTACAACATTTGATAGCGTAACCGCAACAACAACAAGCGGCGTAGCAGAAGTAATAGAGAAACTTGGTACTGGCGCAAGTGGTACAGAAGTTATCGTAAAGTTTTAAGAAAGGATAGGTAACAACTATGGCTATTGTAATTTCTAAAAATAGTGGACTTAATGATGACCTTTGGAAGCCGGTTGCACAGGTACTTAACGCTGTTCTGTTAGATGCCGATTCCGAAAAGACAGAGTTTGATAAGCTCGTTAAAAATATCGCTATCGAGAAAAAATCAAAGAAGTATGCTGAAAAGCAGTCTAGCGTAACTTCACTTGCAAACTTCAGCATCAAGGGCGAAGGTGACGTAGCTCCCCTTGCTGACTGGCAGGAAGGTACTCCCAAACTTATTGTTCATAATGAGTTTGCACAGGAAGTTGTCATTACACGTCAGATGCGTGATGATGCAGACATTGACGCTATGAAGACAACTGCTAGAAACATGGTAGTTGCATACAAGAGAACAAGAGCTTCTTTCCTTACTGACTACCTTGCAACAGAAGCATCTACATTCTCATTCGGTGGAAAGACCGGCCTTGACAGAACAACTGGTGACGGAAAGTCACTTTTCGCAACTGACCACAATTCAGTTAAGCCCGATGTTGCAAATCAGTCTAACGTATTCACAAACGCATTTAGCGCAGATATTCTTATCAGACTTGCTTCTATCGGACGCAACTTCAAGAACGAGTCAGGTGAAGTAACTGGATATGCTTTCAACAAGATAATCATTCCTAGTAACTGCTGGCAGTTAGAAGAAACAATTAAGCGTCTTATCGCTTCTGACCACATAATCGCATCTAACAACAACGATGTGAACACACAGAAGGGTAAGTGGGAACTTGTTGTAGATCCTCTTTGGGAAGCAGCAGACGGAGCAGCACCTTACATCCTTATGTCAGACGAAGCTAACAAGGCTTACAACGCACTTCCGTTCTATGACAGAGTTGCACTCGATGTTAAGAACGAAGTTGACATTCATTCTCGTAACCTTATCTACAACGGTTACGCAAGAATGGGTATCGGATGTAACAACTGGCGCGCATTTATTTTAGGTGGAGCGTCACAGGGTACTACACTTTCGTAATATCCACACCGTAACCAGTTAATACAACCTTCAAAGACAGTAATCATCTGTTCATTTTAGACCTCACATGGAAAAGCCCCGTATCATACCCCGGTACGGGGCAGACCCATGAGAAAGGAAAATCATGATTTCAAGTACACTCAAAGTCGGAGATAAATTCACAGATTTAAACAGAACATTTGAGGTTCTTTCGGTAGTAAAACCGGGCGTATATATTTCAAAGTGTATAGACACAAAACCTATTGAATTTGCCACTAACGAGCCGGTTAAGAAAGAAGAACCCAAAGAAGAAAAACAGTTAGACAGTTTTAATAGTTACACAAAGACAGAAATAAACAGGCTTAACGTATCAGAGCTTGAAAAGGTATGCGAACAGCTAGGACTTGAAAAGTCAACTGGCATGGCTATGAAGAAAGCAATAATTGAGAAGTTAGGCTTATAGGAGTATAGATCATGGGAACATGGGGCGATGTAAGGCTTAAAACTTTGCAGAAAATGTTTGCAACCAACAACGGTTCAACAAACATTCCGTCTGATAACAATACAAGAGAATATTTAAGTGCTATGCCCGGTGCGGCAAACGAAGCATTACAAATGTTGGCAACCGCAGGGAAATTCATTATTAAGAGCATAGATATAGCGCATATTCCCGTAAGAAACTATGTTTCACAGGGCGAAAAGATACGGACAGTAGAGTATGGGGATATTACATACGAAGCTGACAAAGTACATTCAGCCTATTACGAAGTCATGGGAAAAGGCACATTGACAATAACTATCGGTGATGTAGAAGAAACAGAAGAATTTGATTCAACCGAAAATGGTAGTCATGGCTTTGTGCCAGTTAAAAGACTTCTTAATAATCCTGATAATCTGAAAGTCACATTGAAGTTTTCAAGTGAATATCCGTTGTCATTAAAAAATGTTGCTATGTATATGGCTAACTATGAAAGTGCAGATGATATTCAGCCTTATTCGCAGAATATCAGATACAACCTTTCAGAGTTAGCAAGTGATTATTACATGGTAGACCTTGAACACGTTATCTACGAAGGCGATGCGGATATATCAAGATACAAGGCTACGTCAGACTTCTTTCAGGAAGGTTTTAAGGTTTTAGTATTGCCTAGAGATATACCTGGAAATTACAAGGTATATTACAAGGCATATCCGCAGGAAATAACCCTTGATACTCCCGATGATGAAGTATTAGCCCTTGATCCCGAAGTAGAAGCATTATTGCCCTTATACATGGCTTCACAGTTATACAAAGACGATGATGCCGGTATATCAACCGTTTACAGAAATGAATTTGAGGTTGCGTTTGAAAGACTTAAAGATTCTGTCAGCGCACCTAGTTCAGAAAGATTCACAAGTGAGAGTGGGTGGATTTAATGGCCGTTTCTTTCAGCGTACCTAAAAGCCCTAGCAAGAGCGTTTTAACAATAGATACATTTTTGGGTGCAGATTTTACTAACAGCCCGGCAAATGCAGAAAAAGAAAAGTCACCGAACACGGTGAACATGATCCGTGACGTTCCCGGTAAAATCCGTAAATGTATGGGCTATGAAACGATAGAAACATACCAGAGTACAGATCCGGAACCTATACCGTACAGAATAAACGGCTTTCATAAAATGCGTAATGACGAGTATGGTTTTGTTCATGCCGGTACTAATATTTACCACAATGGCACACTTCTTTATAGCACAGCTAATGATGAAAGAAGTAAGTCATGGGAATTTGAAGATAAGTTATATATCCTTGACGGAAAGAAGTTTCTTGTAGCTGAAAAGGTAGATGATAGTTATACGATAGCCCCGGTAGAGGATAACGCATACACACCTACTGTTACGATCTCAAAAGATCCTGAAGGCGGTGGAACACCTTATGAGGACTTAAACCTTTTAACTCCGGCCTTTACGGAATCTTTTTTAGGCAAGGCGGCTGTTAAAGATTATAACTTGTCTTTCAAGGGTTTAGACAACACACCGCCTATTGTTGAGGTTATGGACGCTAACGGTGATTTTCAGCCTAAAACAATAGGTACAGATTTTACTGTTAACTATACGGACGGAATCATAACATTCACAACGGCACCCGGAGAAAGCCCTTTAAGCGGTGAAGATAATGTCAAGATCACGGCATACAGAACGGTTGAAGGTTATGCAGACAGAATAAATAAATGCACAATAGGCACCCTGTTCGGTGTAAACGGTGCGCTTGATAGACTGTTTGTTTCGGGAAACCCCGATTATATAAACTATGACTGGTATTCAGGACAGTATGATCCTACATACTTTACCGATACAAGTTATTCCATGTTAGGTAGTTCAGCTAGTGCGATTATGGGATATTCAGTTATTTCAAATTATCTTGCAGCTCATAAAGACTACATGGAAAAAGATCAAAACATTATCTTGCGTGAAGGTGACTTGGTAGAGAATGAACCGTCATTCCGTATTATAAACACGCTACAAGGCGCAGGAGCCGTTGGAAAATACACGTTTGCATATTTATCCACCGAACCGCTTTTCCTCACGAAATCGGGCATATACGCAGTTACAGCGCAGGATATAACGGGTGAGAAATACGCACAGAACAGATCCTATTTCCTAGACGGAAAACTTCTTAATGAATCGTTCATGGAAGAAGCATACGGATTTGTATATAAGGATATGTATTGGCTATGCCTTAACAATGTTGCGTATATCCTTGACGGACTACAACCCATTCACACAGATAAGTCACGGCCTTATTCTACAAGACAGTATGTTGGGTACTATCGTACTAATTTACCGGCAAGGGTTATGTGGGAAAAAGATGAAAGACTTTACTTTGGAACACATGACGGTAGGATATGCAGATTTTTTAAGGATAAATATTCTTTACCTTCTTATAACGATGACGGTGAACCTATTGAAGCTGTATGGGAAACACCGGACATTGACGGAAAATTATTCTACAAGAATAAAACGTTACGATACATAGCATTAAGACTTGATGCAGCACAGTCTACATCGGTCGAAATATGGGTTATGAATCGTGGTATATGGCAGTTTATTAAGAAAGATGAATCTTCTGGTAAGTTTTTGAGCTTTTCAAAGTTGATCTTCTCAAAGCTGTCATTTAGTGGTGATACAACGCAACACACATTCCCGACAAAGGTAAGAGTTAAGAAGGTAGATAAATTCCGATTACGGATCAAGAATGACGAATTAAATGAACCCTTTGGCGTTTATAATATTGCTTTTGAGTATGTCGAAAACGGCAACTACAAAGGATAGGAGTGCATATGGCTTTAACAAAAATTTTACCGGCAGACTTAACAGGAAAAGGCGTTGTAGGTTTACCTGATACACCGGGTTTGTCTACAACCGAAATGCAAGAGAAGTTTGACGAAATAGCAAACGATGTAATTGTACCAAAACACAATTCTTTAGTAGATGATCTGGAAGCTACAACAGGTGCATCTAATTTAGGTGCGATAAGCTCTACCGGAACCGCATCTAACATTCAGACAGAGTTAGATAACCGCTATCCCATATCAACGGTCACACAGTTGTTGGCCAACAAGGTTGACAAGGAAGCAGGTAAGGCACTTTCAACAAATGACTTTTCAGCCGGATATAAATACAAGTTGGATAACATTGAAGATGGTGCTAACAAATATGTATTGCCTAAAGGATCACAGACTGATCTTGGCGGTGTAATGGGTGACGGTACAACCTTTACCATTGACGAAAATGGTTACGGACACGCAATAGGCGGTGGCGGTGGTGGTACAGCCGATTACAATGCCCTTGTAAATAAGCCTGTTGTAAATGGTGTAACAGTATCGGGAAACAAGGCTAGTGAAGAATACGGACTGTTAAGACCTTATCTTGTTGTTACATCGGAAGCCGGAAGTACGATAACAATTTCAAAAGGTGGGGAAACAATAACCGCCACACAGAAGTCAGGATCAACAACACAATGGGAAGTATGCCCCACTTCTTATGGAACATGGACGGTATCTTCTGATTTACCTGGTGCAGACATAGCAACAACCACGATAGTAATAGATGCGGTAAAGACATACGCAATAACAGTAGAGCATATCACGGCAACTATCACAGTAACGTATCAGGCAGGGGCAACTTGTGTATGTAAGAAAGGCACAACGGAGTATGTAGCAACTTCTAATCCGCAGACATTCACGGTACGTTCTATTGGAAACTGGACAATAGAAACAGTCTATGACGGAATCACAAAGAGCGTAACAGTACCTATCACAGCAGACGGACAGACAGAAAGCGTAACATTAGAGTACGCAACGATAGAAGTAACATACGGAAATGCCTTTAGGGGAACAACAATAACGTGTGCTAGTGGTGCAACGGTATATTCAAAGACAGCTCCTAGTGGTGGAAACACGTTATCATTCACGATAGCATCTACTGGATCATGGGTAGTATCAGGAACAGTAAGTGGCGATACATACTCACAGACGCAAGTAGTCACAGAAATGACAACGTACCCTGTTACGCTTAATGTATTTAATGCGACAGTAACAGTAACATTCCCTTATTCAGAGGGTGCAAGTTGTACGATAACAGACGGAGCAACCACTTTAACGGCAAACACTTCTCCTATGGCTTTTAACGTGCCTAACGTGGGAACATGGACTGCCACTTGCACGATAGACAATGTAAGCGCACCTACACAGAGCGTAGTGATAACCACAGACGGACAGACGGAAACAATGACGTTTGCGTTCGGCACAATCAACTTAACCTATGACAACGCTTTCCGTGGTTTAACAGTAACGTGTTCAAGTAGTGGCACAACAATAAGCAAGACCGCACCGATAAGCGGTAACACAATGGCTTTCTATCCGCCTAGTACGGGGGAATGGATAATAAGCAGTACATATAGTGGAACACCGTATCAGACAGTAGCAACGATTACAAGTCTGTCAATAGCGGTTTCAGCACAGTTGCAGATGATACCAGACGGAGATACGGTCACACCTACGGACGATATACAGAAGTGGCTTAATTGTGCAGGAATATTTGATAAGGTATCGTACACGGCATTGTCGGATATATTGGCAGATAGCATCACATTCAATGCACTTTTAGGCGATAGCAACGCTTGTAAGTACATGGCAAGGTCTACCACATGGGCGAGTACATTATGTGCAAGTCAGTACGCTATGAACATGATAGGACAGTACGATGTATGTTGTGATGCGTTACTTGGGAATAGTACATGGGCAAGTGCGATAGCAGGAAGCAGTTATGTGGATAGTGTGCTTGATATATCTGTTCCTACTATGACGAGTGCGACAACTCCGAGTGGTGTTGTAAGTGCCAGTTCAACATATTCCAGCGTTTATGATGGTTGGAAAGCATTTAACCCGTCAGAAAGTAATGGTTGGATAGAAGGCTCTTATTCCTCTACAATGTACAGCATTGGCGGTTGGTTAGCTTATGAGTTCCCAACTGATGTTTTGATAAAAATAGCACGCGTGGGCTATGTAAATCAAACGGCGGCAAATACAGTAAAGTACAAAATACAGGAATATGACGGTGAAAATTGGAATGACATTAGCGACGAACAGACAGTAACATTCGTTTCAAATACAACAACGTGGAACAGTTTTTTACTTAATACGATAGTACCACATGGAAAATATCGTTTGTATATAACAAATGCTGGAACAAGCAAAAGCGGGGCAGGTTTTAAGGTACAGTTCTACGGACACGCAACACAGACCGACAAAATACATGGTGCAAACAACGAAACCGCATACTATCTTGACGGAGCAACACAAATACCTGTCTTAAACCCTAGTACACTTGATGCAGGAACATACACGTTTGGTAGTACAGTAGCAAAGAATCCCGATAGCCTTGCAACGGACTATACAAAGTCTATAAGGATAACCCCGAATACTGTGGAAGTTGTTTTAAGACCTGATAATGCTTTGTATTGGTGGGGATATGTAAATAATACTACCTTGGAAAGTAATGGTCTAAGTCCAGCAAATACGGGAATAGTTAATATTGCTCCTACATTTAATAAAAATGACATAACGTTCGTACTTACAACTTCTAAGCAGCAATGTCTTGTAAATAATGTAAACCCTATCACGGGAACTGCACATCTTGTAGGTAATTATGTTTCAACTTCTATGGTATATACATGGAATAGTTCTAAACAAGCAAGTTCAGCCAATTTAGTATCATTAACGAGTCAAATGGCTAAATATGACCAGTCATTATCTAATCAATACATTGGAGTTGGTAACTGGAACAATAGTTCTACTAAAGCAAGTACAGGAAAAATGTATGCCCTTTGGTACGAATAGGGATATCAAAAACTATCAAGCCGAGTTTTGTATGGAACAAGTCTGACTAGTTCCTAGTTTTAAAGGCTTTAAGGAGAACACATGAACATAATAATACGCACATTTCTCCGTGTTGTAGTAGACGAGATACTGATGCTAGAAAAACTATTGGAGGAAAATCCATGAACTACGAATAAGGAAACAAAAACGCTATAAATTTTGTTTAGAACATTCTTACAGAGTATAAGCAAAATTCACTTATGTTATGTGCTGACATGTAATGACAAAAAGGTTAAAATGTAATTACGAAAGGAGTGATTATATGAAACCAAAGTTGTTACAAGTCAGAGTTGATGATGAGTTTTTGAGTATGCTTGAATACTTGAAACAGACACAAGGTAGTAAATCTATGTCTGATACGATACGCAAGATAGTCAAAAATGAGTACCAAAGGGAAATGTCGCCGATTAAAGATGACATATTGTATTGTCACCGCTCAAAAAGAACTTTTAAATATCAATTTTGTGGCGATACTCTATGGAATAGAAGTTTATCTCAAGTGATTAGTATATGCAAATTTGACCAACCAGACGCTCGTCCTTGGCTTATCATTAAAAAAACTTCGCACTATGACATTATAGGTGAGTTAGACGAGAACGGTGAGTACAAAGAAGTATAGGGACTAAAATATGGACTTATCAACAGTATTGCCAAGTATCATAATTGGTACTCGGTTTTATTATGAAATAAGGAGAACACATGACAAGAGAAAAAGCAATAAAGCAAGAGCCTTGCGGAAATATGGAAGAAATAAGAGAAGTAATGAGTTGTGATGCTGATCCTGAAACAAAATGTAAGATGATTTCCAACATTTTAACCGCCAAACCACATTATTTTGAAAAGCAAGAGCCAAAGACGGAGCAATTTGCGAAATGGGTGGCGAGAGAAATCTTTGACGAAATGTGGGAATACAATAAAGATGCTTTCGCAGAACTTGCTTGCCGTAAATTAGCAAAGTTAGGAATTGTCAAAGCAAAGGGTGATGAATGGGAGTTGGTTAAAACCACAAGAAAATTGCGACGCTTGTAAACACAAAGATGAGAAATTTAAGGAGAACACATGAACATTGAATATGAAATAACCAAAATCAAAAATCAATTACAGAACTTGCAAGAAATCGTGTTGAAAATGTCTAGAAGTAACACGGAAGAAGTAAGCAAGAGAGAACAGACCATGGCACAGGTGGATAGTCTGACACCGTATACGGAAACAAAGACAGGGTATTACGGAGAACGTGAAAAGACCTTCTATAATGTGCCTATGGGAAATATCACAGTTATATTCGACAACTACAATGGTAACTATTCCGTTGGTCGAATAGCTGACAGGGTAACAATTTCGTTTGATACATTGACGGATCAGACCAATATAACAATTTCAGTAAAGTAAAGGAGAACAGAACAATGAAGTATGATGTAGTGCAAAAGGTAAACAGTAACATCAATGTTGTTTCAACGTGGACAGACAACAAGAACGGAGCAAAGGAAGCATTCCACAATCAGTGCAAATTACTCTACGCAGACAAGGACACAACCAATGGTGTTGTTGCTATTCTCGATGACAACCTTGATGTGGTTGACGGATGCAAGGAATTTATCGTTAAGGAGTAATAAGACCAATGGAAACACTCATTCCCTCATTCATAACTGGAATCGTGACTATGACAGGATCTATTCTGACCTTTATTGCCACGAACAAGAAAAACAAAATGGAACAGGACGAAACGCATAAACGGCAGTTAGAACAACTCCGTGACAGTTTAGAACGCAGAATGGACGCAGACAAGGAAGATGCACAACGGAGCATGGACAAGATAAATGACCATATCAAGGAATACTCCGATAACTTTTCCGAATTGAGAGCGCAGACACAACAGTATCAAGCGGTCATGGAAGAACGTTTCTCGCACCTAGAAGAAAAGGTTATGAAACACAACAACTTCATGGAACGTGTAGCCATACTGGAAAAGGACGTAGCCGTATTGCAGAATCGTGAGAGTGTTTCCGAACATAGGTTGACGGATTTAGAATCACATGAAGAAAAAGCCTAAACTCAATACCATTGACAAGATTTTGATATTCTGTACGATCTTGTTGCTGATATTCACAATTACAATGATTATCATTTTTTGCATCTATCAGAGTGTTCCAGATACGCTCATAGGTGCATTTTTTGGCGCATTTAGCATCGAAACGATAAATACTGTAATGCTTTATAAACAGA